ACTGGCATATTAGTTTCTTCAGCTATCTGTTTGTTTGTTTTACCAGACTCTTTTTTCATCTCTCTTAATAGATGTTGTAGCCCAGATATGTTGACTTCATGCTTCCTAACCTTTACTTCTTCTACATTCATCCCTACTTTTATTGGCTTATTGACCAACTGCCTGCGGTATTTATCCTTGTAATGATGAGGTTTTGCACCTGTTTTAGAGTAATTAGCGTCAATACAATAGCTTTTGTCTCTATCGCTATCATAGTTATCTTCAAGTATATCCCGCAAAACTATGCCTTTATCTTCTGGTTCTTGTATTCCTGGTATGTTAGTCCAGTAATATCTTTGCCTTGATTGAGCACTTAGAAGCGAACTATTTATAAAAATGGGTTCTATGCCAAATAGCACCTCTGGATAGCACTCTGATACTTGTTGAGATATAACCTGTAAGAACTCTTTTTTCATCCTTACATTCTCTAATAGGAAGTATTTAGGCTTTATTTCTTTTAACAATCGTATGAACTCAAAAAACAATGCAGATCTAGGATCATCAAAGGCCAACTGCTTACCTGCAAAACTAAAACCTTGGCAAGGAGATCCCGCTAACATCAGATCTACATCTTGATAATCTTTAGGATCTAAGTTGCAGATGTCTCCTACTTGTTCAATATCTGGATAGTTTGCTTGACTAACCTGGATAGCATACTTATCTATCTCACTTGCATAATACTTTTCTACTGGTATGCCAAGCTGATCAAGAGCAATCCGACCACAAGACATACCATCAAATAGACTCAGTACCTTCATATCATAGACTCTTGACTATTGTCCTCGTCAAAAAAGTTTAAGATTTCACCTTGCGGATCTACACTCCCCATACCAACATTAATAATATGGTATTTCTTGTATGCCGATAACACCGTATCTGCTTTTTTATTGTTGTAATCATCTACAGCTTGTTCATATGCTAGTCGCATCATCATGTATAATTCGTTAGTTCTACCCATTTCTTCTCCCTTTTTAGTTACTTAATGTATTTAAGTTGTTACGCATAGTAGACATTATAGATAAAATATTATAATATATCAACTATACACATAGAGGAGTAAATTATGAGTAAAAAAGAAGTAAATGTAACTGAGATTATTGATGAGATAATCAGCTACACAAATCCATCTAAGGAAGACTTAGAAAAACAAATAGAACAAGATAAGATCAATTACCTTGTATGGCAATGTGGTGTTGCTATCAAAGAACTGCAATCAGCAGTTGACGAACTTTATAAATCTAAGGAGGCATCATGAGTGCAGATAAATATTTTGAAAAAAATGACAAACTAGCATTTGATTTGGCTATAGATATGCTTGGTAAATATGCAGAAAATTGTGAGAGAGCACCTGGTAAAGGATCTATGGATCCCATACTTGGTTCTTACTTACTTATGCATCAACTGTGTATTGGCTTATTTTACAAAGCAGAAGGTTTTGAAAATGAACTGACAGAAATAATGAATGATGCTATTAATGATGCTAAAGATACAGTAAAAAAATCTAGAGAGGCATCATGAAAGTACCAGATATGTTAGAGGACTATCCTCACAAACAGATTGGAGATGCACTTTACTTTCCACACTTAGATAATCAGACCTACCACAACGGTCCTGGTATATCTTCATCTAATATTAGAAGGTTTAGTCAAAGTCAGCTTCATGCTTTTGAAGAAGTCATTGAACCAACACCTGCTATGAATTTTGGATCTGCCGCTCATTCTTTAGTGGTAGAGGGTGAGGGTGCATTTTTTAGTGATGTGGTAACAATAACTGGATCTCCATATACCAATAGCAATAAAGCATTGAAGCAAGAAAGTCTTGCTAAAGGTTTGACCGTTATTAACGAAAAGGACAAAGATACCATATATAGCATGAAAAACAGCTTAGTAAAGGAAGCGAGAGCTCATCTAAATCCAGAAAAGGAGTATCCTAGCACTTTAGATTCACCCTACGAAGTGTCTATATACTGGTATGAACAAGGTTTGCTATGTAAAACCAGAGCAGACGTTGTTTTGAATCCGTTTGATAAACCACAACCAAGTAACGGCATAGTCTTAGTTGATTATAAAACTACTGCTGATTGTTCAATCAAAGGGTTTACAAACTCTTGCAGAAGATACTCGTATGACCTACAGGCCGCTTGGTATAAACGTGGTTTTGAAGCTGCAGGCTACCAGGTTGTTGATTTTGTATTTGTAGCACAAGAAAAGAAAACACCTTTTGCAAACAAATTGTTCAAGATGAACCATACAGATATGGAAGTAGGTTGGAACTTCTTAAGTGATTACTTAGAAGAATACAACAAGGTTCTTAATGGACAAGCACCAACCATATACAACAGTCCTAATGTCGTTGACCTAGATACTGGCAACTTTTACAGAGAGGAGCTACATGACTAAATGGCATGGTGGCAAAGGCGACAAACCTAGAGCCAAAAGCCCAGATAAATGGGATAAAGGTTGGGAAAGAATATTTAACAAAGCCAAGAAAAAAGTTACAAAAGAAAAAATAGACATAACTAAACTTAAGAATGTTTGGGAAGAGAAGTCTACAAAGAAGGAGAAACAAAATGATTAAAGAAGTTGAAATGATAAAAATGCGTAAGGATATTGAATACCTAATACAAAATTACTTCTTTAGTAGGTCGGGTTTAGCAAAGGCGTTAGATATTTTACCAAAAGTTTTGCGTGATTTTGTTGTAGACAATGTAACACCACAAGATGCAAATTTTTATAAAATGCACAATAAAATCAAAGCAATAAAAGAACAAATAAAAGAAGCAGAAAAGTACCAACCATTAGAACAACCACAAGACAAAAAACAAAACCACGAATGGTTATTAATGCACGAACTCTTGGAGAAACAAAATGACAGATAACGTAAACCACCCACCACACTATAAGAAGGGATCTGTTGAGTGTATAGATGCTATCAAGTCAGCTTTAACCAAAGAAGAGTTCAAAGGATACCTAAAAGCTGCTGCAATCAAATATATCTGGCGTGAAGATCATAAAGGATCTAACATCCAGGATCTGCAAAAGGCCGTATGGTATCTTAATAAACTTATAAAAGAATTAGAGGAGCTGTAATGGATCTTAGCTTTTATGCCGTAGTAGGGCTTTTACTCTTAATGATCTACGCTTTTATGGAGAACAGAAAATGAATATAGATGAACAAATAAAAGAGCTAGATAGATATATCAAGTATGTTGAAAGTGTTTTAAAACAAAAACAAGATGAAAGGTTTTGTTTAGTTGCAGAAAAAAAAGAACAAGAAAATGAAAAAGAGCTTGTTTGAGTCCGTACATAAGTGCGTGATCTGTAAGGGCGATATTGAAGTCAAAAGAACTTTAGACGGTACTGCATATTGGAACCGTGGGCATAATGCCTGGCCAGTAGCTAAAGGTAATTGTTGTTATAAGTGTGAAGAAAAGAAAGTTATTCCCAGGCGAAAGTTAAAAGCTTTATTTAATAATTAAAAAAAAGGGGCTTAACGCCCCTTAGTTTTATCCCAAATCGGGTGGTACTGCCGCAGGGGGTGGCGACATACCTCCAGTATCAGCAGGATTAGTAGCTAAGATTTTATTCTTAGTGCCTGTCCTTTGATTACCTTCGTTGTCAGTCCAGTTGTTTTCAACTTCTTTAAGAGTGAGTAAAAGCTCTTTACCTACATAATCTTGTGCAGATACAGGTGGTTGCTTTTCAAAGCCAACCGCTTTACTTAGTTTAGTAAATATTTCTGTACTTACTCTCTTAGCCTCTTCATTAGCTGACCATAGGCTATACCATTCGTTATGATCCCTATAGTTACCACCAGCTATTTGAAAAGTCATCTTTAGCGTCCAATTACCAGCAGTTGATTTATATTTCTCAGCTGCAATAATTTTGGATGCATAATCCCCAGAAGGGGCAACCCCTGGACCTATAGGTTTATCTTCCGATTCCATATAGGAAATTTCATCAAAGTCAGACATTCTTGATCTCCTTCACATTATCTGTGTTTGTAGCTACGGCATTAAACCCTAGCTTGTCTATTAATTTAGTAAGATCTGGAACTTCAAAAGCTTCTAACTTACCACTCCTATCCTTAGCAACGAAGCCTTGGCCAACTCTGGTTTGCAACCACCTGGCTTGAACTTCATTACCCTCAGCGTCTGTAGTGTCAATTACTCTAAGAGCTAAGACTTCATCAAAGAAATAAGTAATGGACTGGCCTAACTTTGTGCCAACCATTTTAGGTTCGTGCATAAAGATACCGTCACTATTTATTTTCTCTTCCTTACAAATAAACATAACATGCATGTGTAAATCACGAAATGCTCGCATGACATTTGTTACAGACTCTTGTACTTCCCCGTAAGCTTTACGTGGATCTTTGTGCCTAGCTTTTTCTTGTTGTAATAAGAGTTCGCTGATCTCAGAGATTGAGTCCAAGCAAACCGTATCGTATTGCAACTGTCCAGATTTAAGCAGTTCATGTAACTGCATTAACTCTGAAGCTTCTTTAACTTCTATCGCATCTACATTAGTTGCATCTTTGATAGAAAGTAGCCCAGCTTCAGCACTTATCACTAACACCTTACCTGGTGCAGTTTTAGCAAGGCTTGTTTTTCCAGCTCCAGCCATACCATATACCAAGACTTTTGCACCTTGGTTCTGGACAAGCTTCTCTGGAGTAACAATCCTGCTTTTCAAATCGTTATTCATATTAACCTCCTTTAGTAAATATATGTAACTTGCATATTATATACTATAAATATACAATATGTAAAATAGTATATTTTCAAACTGTAAGGAGGTTTAATGGAAAGTGCAATAGAAAATTTTGTGTGGATCGCTAATTACTATCATAGAGTAAATTCAATATCCAGGCAAAAGTTAAGGAAACTAGAAGAGATGGGTATAGAACCAAAATACAAAGATAGAAAAGTTAGCCCCTATAATCTTAAAGAGTACATACAGTTTTTAGGCAAACAAAAAGCAGCACATGAGTGGGATGTTTCAGAACATACTATTGAGGCCTGGAAGTATGGCCACAGACAACCGTCTATCAGACAAGCTAAAAGAATCATAAAATTAACAGAAGGTAGACTAAACTTTGAAAGTATTTATGGCGATATAGCAGAACTACTAACAGAAGATT